GTGCGTAGATCTGGGCGAGGATATTCAGAAGGCTTTTTTGGGCGTCTAGGTTGCCCGGGCCTAGCGTGATGATCTGGAGTGTGAAGTTGAGTTTTGCGACATTGTAGTTGTAGCCATCAATTGAGTCGATATTGACAAAGACGCTCGGCGGCGTAATATTGCGCGGATCGTTATTGACCTGTAGCCCTACGACCGTTGAGAGCTTTGCTACAAGATCGTCGTAGCCTTCGTTAAAGAGATCTGTGTAGTTAGGTACAGGCATTAGGCGACCTGCGGACGATCAATTCCTAGCAACTGGCGGATCATTCCGTTGAGACCCATAACTGGAGTAGTCCCCATATTTTGGAAGCTTGAAAATTGGTCAATGGATCCCCTTTGTCGATAATAGCTTCCGCCCAGCATCTGGGTTCCGAGAAATACATCTTGCGAAGGAACTGTTGTCAAGGAATCGATGTAGCCGCTTTCCATTCTTCGGCGCCACGCGAACTGCGAAGCAGCTGCCGCACACACTGTTAGGAATGCGGCGTCGGCTGCGGTCGCTGTGCCTATGCCGAGCCAATCCTCAAGATTCGCCGCTGTGACCCATTGAGCAACTTGAGTGATTGTTAGCGTGCCAGAAGCGGCAGTCCGAGCAACATCAGCTGCGGTCTTTGCGTAGAGCACCTGATTTGGAATGGTGACAAGCGGATCAAAGAGAAGATCCCCTTCATCGTCCACGCCCATAAACGCATACTGCGGTAAAGCGTAGACAATGTAAGTTCCGTTAAAAGTTGCATCAACTCCAGTGATGACAACGCTTGCACCGACTTCAATTTCGGCTTCAGTAAGAAGCTGTAAGACCGCGTAGTTGTCGGTGAGTTGTTTATGTGTGACCGTGTAGGCAGCCATAATTTTGGCTTACCTTTCGGATCAGACGAAGCTTGCTTTGACGAACTTGGAAGAGTCAATCATCAGTGTTGCAAGATAGCCGCGGAAGGCGATAGTGCGTGACAGAGTTGAAGGTACATCAACTGAAATTGCGCCCTTTTGCTGCTCGAAGATCTCGTAACCAGTTGCATCGCCAACAATCAAAGTTGGGTTTGTAAAGTTACGATCCACTACAACTTGCAAGCCGAATGCGTTTCCGTTGGCTTGTCCCGGTGCAAGATTGCCAAATGCGTTCATCGGGCCAATCTGTGGGAATAGCGGACGATCTGCTGTATCGCTCAAGCCAAGAAGATCCTGCCAGATACCGGGCGACAAGAACATGTGAGTCGGAAGGTTGCCGTTTGATCCTGAAAGGATTGTCGCTGCGGCTCCTGCTACCCATGCTGCCCAAGTTGCAGGATCACCAGCTGAAGCGGCAGTAAAATTGCTTGTCACTGTAGCGCCTGTGCGTAGGTTGTCTGCTGCAAAGTTGTCAGTCTCGTTTGCGTAGATACGACCCATATCGTCGAGTAGCAAGCCGATGATCTCTGGTTGGGAAAAATCAATTGATTGTTCGGAGACGGTGACAAATCCGCCGAAAGTATTTTTTGTAACTTGGTTGTCGGTAACGACAAAAGTTCCTTGCGTAAGCGAAGTGTTTTCTGTTGTCTGTTGTCCGACTGAAGTGTGTGTTGTCACTTCTGGTCGGATGAAAACTTTGCCGCCTTGTGGCATTGCTTTTGCACCGATTGCGTCAATGACTGGACGACGACCAATGAAGTTGTTGTAAACAGGTTGAACAATTGGAAGTGGAAGTACGCCGGGGATGTCTGTGGTGAGCACATTCGGCGCGGCTGCTTGAATGCCTTCGCGCATTGCGTGGAACTGATCTCCGCCAACCATAAAGGCCGAAATGTATTCGGCGGCTGATGGCATCTTGAACTCTTTCTTTGCAGCGGCAAAGATTGTTTGAGTAACTTTTGATGCTTCAATAACGGCTGGGGCTTCGACTGTTTCGTTCATGGTTTCTGTCTCCTGTTGAGGTGCTTCTTGAATAGTAGTAACTTCTTCTTCTTCTGGGGTGGATGCTGCGACTTGCTGTACGGGAGCATCGAATGCGCCCCTGCTGACCAAACTAAGCTCGTTCCAACTAGCCGAAGTGACGATCATTGTTCCTTCTTTGTCATACTTGAACTTGATCGGCTCTACGCCAACCGATACTTCTGGAAGGGCGCCGTCAGCTGCAAGAATTAGGGCTTCATCTCCGTCGCGCGTGTTGGATACTTTCGCCACGAAGAGCATGCCTTCAGGAGTTTCTAGACGCTCGGTAACTGTGCCGATGACCTTGCTTGAGTCGTGGTACATCTGAAGAGTCGGTGCGCGTCCGTCCACTGGGAGAGATCCGGGGGCGAAGGCCACCATTGTCCCGTCGCTTACTTTTGCGGGAGTGTTGTAGCGAACTGCAATTCCCGAGATCGTGCGGCGCGGTGCTTCGCCTTCAGCGGCGTCAATCGTAAAAGTTTCTGTAGTAAGTCTGATCATGGTTGGATCCTAGTTTTCTATAAGTGCGTCTAGTGGGATATCTGTTTCGTTCATACGATCGTCGCTCTCGGTGTCCATGTAAGCCTCGGCTAAAAACTTTTCTGTATCAAAGCACACATAGGTTCCGCGAGGGAGCACATTGTCGGACGACAGTGTTTCGGTGATGCAGTCGGCGAGAGCTTTGCAAGCGTAAGTCCAAAGATCAATCCGCGACTGCTGGGATGACTGGTACGAGTACGCACCGATAGAGACCGATAGCAAGTAAGACGGGACGCCAAGGATGCGACCAAGATCGCGCGCCGAATAATCTGCGGACTCGATCATCAGCATCTTGTCCGGAGTTGCCGTCGTAGGCACATACTCAAGAAACTCATTTAGAGCGGCAGTGTTATTCCCAGAGGTGCGCGCAAGATTAAATTGTGCAGCCAAGTCCGAGAGCTCCTGCGCTGAAAGCGGTTCCCCTCCAGTTTGTTTTAAGTATCCGCTAGGCAGTACCGACTGGGACGCTCGAAGCCGTGACTCTTCTACGCGGAGTGCGATCTCTACAGCGCGCGCCCCAGTCGAGTTCAATGATTGCATTGGTGAGATAAATTGCACAAGATCGCGCGGATCTAGTTGGATGCCGTTAAAGACAACTTGCTTAGAGGGGCCAAAGAAGACTTCGCCTTGTTGGTCAAGTGTCTGCACCATTGCCGCAGGTAGTCGAGTGAACGATGCCGGGTATCCGTCAGCGGTGCGAGTTTCTATCATCCAAAAGGCTCGCCCTTCGAAGATGAGGTCGTCCACGGTATAACTGATGATGAATTGGTTTGGAACAGATTGGTCAATTCGCGATAGCCACGATCTAGGGGCAAGTGGGACTTCTTCCATTTCTTCGCCGTTCCACATTTCGCGGTACATCTCAAGCTTCATTCCTGCGATTGTGTTGCAGATCAGGTCTCTACCGCGCGCGATTACTGGAAGCGTCATTGAGCGGGCGCGACGAGTTCCGTTTGTCCAAGAGACGAAAGAGGTCAAAGGCGAATAGGACGATGCACCGACAGCCGCTTTGACCGACGGTTCTACAGAGACAGCAAGATCACGGGATTTTGAGAAGATAGCCATAACACATGATGACACATAACAAGCGGATCATGGTGGCACTCGCCCAGTGACTCGCGGTATCCCGACGACAGGCAAGAAAGCGGACGAGTGCCAAGATGACTCTAGTTTGCGATCAAGATCATTGAAGGCTTTTGAGAGTTTGCTGGACGCGCTGCGGCAGCTGCTCCCCAGATCATCGTCCGACAAAGCTCGATGGGCCCGGCTGACTTTTGCGAGCTGACTGCTATGGAGCCCTGCGTTCTGACCATTACCGCTCGGCAGACATGCTCGGCAAGCATTGCTTCGCCAGTGTGAACTAGCCGACCTTCACTAATCATGTTTCTTACTATGGGGGTGTATTGCAGTATTTCTTTGTAGCCCATGACGACGCGCCTACGCTCAAAGACTGGCGGACAATGTGCATCAATCGTTGGCGAGAAGATGAACTTGATCGCAGGATCAGCCGCCGCCAATGCTCCGACATGAGCCCA